AGGTTCTCCGAGAACCACCTCATACTAGCTGTGGAGAAGTGACGTGCCTGCAATCCTCGACTACAGCCAGGTCGCCGTCTCCGTAATTGTCCAGGAGGTCGCCGCCACATCGTTGGCGACCTCACTCGACGAGGGGCTGATTCGGCACATGATCCTGAACGCGGTGCGCGCTCACGTGGTGCGCAACCGTGACTACGGGGAGTTCGTGATTGCGTGCGACGGCGGCTTCTCGTGGCGCCGCCGCATGTACCCCCAGTACAAGTGCCGTCGCAGGCGCGACGAGAACCGGGACGATGGCATTAATTGGACCATGCTGTTCGACACGGTGCACGACGTCCGCGACGCGCTCAAAGCGCACTTCCCCCTGAAGGTCGTCCATGTCGACGGCGCAGAGGCAGACGACGTGATCGGCGTCGCGGTTAGGCGATGGACCTCCGAGGGCCTGCCGGTCCGGATCATCTCCGGCGACAAGGACTTTCAGCAGCTGCAGCGCTTTGGCCGGGTGTCTCAGTATTCGCCGACCAAGCGCGATCCGATCACCAAGCGGAATGAGGAGATCGTCTGTGCCGATCCAGTGCGGTTCCTGGGGGAACATGTGCTCCGCGGGGACAGCGGCGACGACGTGCCGAACGTCGTGAGCGACGACCTTGTATTCAGCGACGGCCGCCGCCAGAACCCGGTGACGGAGAAGATGTCCCTGGACTGGCACCGCTACTGGAGCGAGGACGGCATCGACGATGGGTTCTTCGCCGAGTACCAGGCTGGCAAGATCTGGCACAGCGTTGCCAAGAAGGGCATCGACGTGCATGAGTTGAAGCGCCGGGTTGACCGCAACATCAACCTGATCGACCTGTCGCGTACCCCGGCCGAGCTCACGGCTCAGATCGAGGACGCCCTCGACAACGCCGAGGTCTCCGACCTCAGCGAGACGATGATGTACCTCGCCTCGAAGGGACTTGACAGCCTCATGGGCAGCGTTACTGATTTTGTTCAGCCGGTTAATAGATTTCCGGTGTTCTGAAGCAGGAGACTACAACATTGGTCAGGAAGTTTGAGATTGGCGAGGTCATCGCCAAAGTCATCGCGTCGCAGTCCGTCGAGGAGAAGATCCAGCTGCTTCGCTCAGCAGACTGCCCGGGTCTCCGGGCCTTCCTCGAGATCGCCTTTGGGGATGCCGCGCTCACCGGACTCGAGGGCATCGAGGACAAGTACACCCCGTGTGAGTGGGGGTATGGAACGACCGACGTTACCCTCGTCAGTGCCATTCGCCTGTGGAGGATCTTTCGCGATCCCAATATCAAGCGTGACGTCGTGCAGCGGAACTGGACGAGGTTCCTCGAGTCTCTGCACAAGTACGAGGCCGCACTCGTCGTCGCCGCGCGCCATGGGTCCCTTGACATTGGCATGACCCCTGAGCAGATGCGTGAGGCGATCCCGGGGCTCAAGGTGAACCGCGGCCCCGTCAATCCCGGCGCTGCGCCGATCGTAGAGCCGGAACCGGACGTCAGTGACCGGAAGGTGCACGACGACATCATCGCGTCCGAGATGGAGGCTCTCCGCTCCAAGTACGGCGACGTCCTCCCGGTCGAGGACCCGTTTGCCACGTCCGCCCCGCCGAACAACACCGACGGTGTCGACCCGCTCGCGCCTGGCATCGGTCCCCACATCCAGCCGATCGACGACGAGGGTGAGAAGCCCGCCGCTCAGGAGACCGTACCGGTTGACGGTGGTGAACCCGTTGCGGACGCTGCGGTCGAGGAGCCGAAGAAGCGCCGGAAGCGCCGTACGAAGGCCGAGATTGAGGCGGCCAAGCGGGCTGCCGAAGGGGCCTAGGCCTGGCTGCATTTTTTATTAAAAATGTGTGTACAAACGTCATAACCTGTGTTACTGTGTTCATGTGATGATCTCTGGCGCCGATCATTACGCTGACGGCATTGAATCGTCAAGGGTGGCGTGGCGCCGAGTGGAGTACGCAACATGAGCACGAAGACGAAGGAGATCTGGGACCTCAAGCGCAATCTCAACCTGGTACAGAAGGGGCTCAACCTTCTGCTCGCCGAAGTCGTCGAGAGGGAGAAGAACGAGCAGGTGGACGGCAGGGCCAAGACCCGTCGTCGGCGCAAGCCGAACACGGACCCTGTGCCAATCAAGCTCGCGAAGGATCTCGAGACCTTGACGAAGATCAGCAACAGGCGTCTCGTTGATCTCCACAACCGCATGTTGGAGAACTACCCGAGCATCCAGAAGAGACTCGGTCTCACACCGATCACGAGGATCCAGGGTGTGCGCGAGATGGCGCTGAAGAATATCTCCGACATCAATGCGGCCATGGAGAAGCGGGCGGAGGACAACCCCAAGGGCCCTCCGATGCAGGTCAAAGGCGCCGGAGAGGCGGCGTCCAACCAGCACCACTGACGAGGCAACACTCGGGAGGTCTCTATGTTCAACGAAGTCATCGGTTTTACCGGAACTCGGGACGGGATGACCTCCCAGCAGATGGACGCCCTGCGGAATTTCCTCCGCGGGGCGTTCACCCAAACGAGGAACGTGCCGACGTTCCTGCACGGTGACTGCATCGGGGCCGACTCCGAAGCCCATTCGATAGCCCGAGAGATCGGGTTCGAGATCGTTGTCATGCCGTCCACCGCGAAGACGCGAGCTTTCTGCACGGGAGCCGCGACGGTGTTCCCTCCGAAGGACCCTGTCGATCGGGACCGGGACATTGCTCTGCACTGCGACATGCTGGTCGCGGCGCCGAGAGAGACCGAGGAGGTTACCCGGAGCGGGACCTGGATGACAGCGCGGCACGCGCACCGACTCGGGAAGCGCGTCCTGGTCATCTTGCCGACCGGCCACACGACGTGGTTCCGCTCCCGAGAGGATATCGCAGCATGAAGATCGGCTACATCAGTGACCTCCACGTCGATCACTGGAAGCACGTGGACTGGGACCGCTTGTTTCCGCCATTCGATGACCTCGACTTCCTAGTCGTCGCTGGGGATATCGCAGAGAGTCGCTGGGCGCGCAACTCTATCAAGAACGATCTAGCGTCCAGGTACGGTTGCTCAGTCATCTCCACGATGGGGAACCACGACTACTACGGCGACTGGTTCCCGAATCTCAACCCCGGATTGAACGACGGCGAGGTCTTCACCGTTGACGGGGTGAAGATCTTCGTTGCCACCATGTGGACGAAGCTGAAGCCGGAGGACGCCGAGAGGACCCGCGCGATAACCGACTTCCGACTGATCGAGGGGATCAGCGTTGATCGGTGGAACGCCCTCCACGATGCGACTCTCCAGAGACTCTACGAGGAGAAGCCGGACATCGTCGTGACGCACCACGCCCCGTCGACCTCTCTGCACCCGAAGTACGCGAACGGACCGGTCGCTCACCTCAACCGCTTCTTCGTCGCTGATGTAGATTTCGAGGCTGCCGGCGACCCGAAGCTCTGGATTCACGGGCATGTCCACGACAAGTGGGACTACGTGGCACCGAACGGGAAGACCCGGGTGGTCTGCAATCCAGTCGGGTACCCGAGCGAGCGGCACCTCGCCGGCGCGACTCTGGAAGTAGTGGAGATCTGAATTGCCGACGTACACGTACCGCAGGAAGTCCACTGGCGAGGAGTGGACCGAGTTTCTTCCAGTCGCCGACCGCGACAAACCCCTCGAGGACCCCGACGTCGAGCTGTGCCTGATGGCCCCGAGACTGATGGCCGAGAGATACATGTCCGCTCACAAGAAGACGGACAAGTTCCACGCCGAAGTCCTCCAGCCGAAGATCGACTTCCTCAAGAACCACGGACATCCGAAGAAACGGTGAACATCGACGAGCTCCTGAGGGACCCCCTCGCCAGCCCTCCTCCGTTCAACCCGATCTGGGATGAGGACGTCGACAAGACCGACGGGGGAGAGTTTCGCATCTACCACACCCCGGACGGGGACTACCCGTCTGTCACGTCCGTGCTCGGCTATGGCGAAGATCACAGCTGGCTCGACGATTGGCGAGCGCGGATCGGTGCTGAGAAAGCCGACGAGATCTCCGAGAGGTCGAGAGACCGCGGCAGTGCGATGCATGACCTCCTCGAGAGGGCAGTCCGCCGAGAG